TTAACGAACCAGCCAGACCAGCATCAGGATAATCGCGACTAATAGTATCCACAGCGCGGGACGCGTTGCCATGTTTTGCAACGTGTCCATCATCGGTGGAAAAGGATTAAGCAGCGGTTGCATATCACGCGGATCAATCCCTTTAACCCGCCGTTGATAAAGCTGATTAAGGATATCCTCAGCCTGGGCTGAAGAAAGCGATGATTGTGCAGAAAGGCCATATTTTTGCTGGATATATGCCGATAACGCCGCCAGTTCACTGGCATCTAAAGGTTGTTTCAGCGCCATCTGTAGTGATTCCAGCGTCGGCGTATTTTGCTGGCTTAGCGTCTGACGCGCCTGCAGCCAGGTCACCAGATGGTTAAACAGTTTCGCTGGAATTAACTCACCATCTTTCACCCCGGAAAGTTCCAGCATCGATTGCCAGATCTGCTTGCTGGGTTCTCCCGTTGCCGCCGCAAGTTTGGTAACCAGCTGTTTGAGCGTATTGTGCTCCGCCGGTAATAACGGACGGTCGGTCGCCTCGCGCTGCTGCGGTTGCGGGATAACCATCTTCCCTTCCTGCAACAGGGTGAGAATGGTTTTTAATTGCTCCGGTGAGAGCTGATTCAGTGGCGTCTGACCAAAGTTATGACGAATATAATCCGTGACCGCCTGACGATTATTCCCCAGACGTAAATACTCACCCAATTGGGCTAAAAGCTGGCGGGCAGAATGGCTTTTTTGCGCGGTCAGCAAACGTTGCGCCAGATTATGCTCTGCGGCGGGAAAGTGACGCGAAAGCAGCGGCGAATCTCCCGACAGGCCAATATCATGCCTGATACCCGCCCACAGTTCTGCTCTTTGCTGTTGCGTCAGCGAAGTCACTTTCGTCATTAAGCTTTCCAGCGAAGTACGTTGCTGACTGGATAAAGGCTGATTGCCCGCGCCAGACGGCAGGTTATCTCCCTGACCTGGTGGTTGCCCAGGAGGAGGGCCGGAAATAGGTTGTATCATTACGTATCCTTATACCTGAAATCATCGCAAGTATGCCTGGCCGCGAGATTATGGCACACTTGTCCGGTTAACTCTCGTCTCATACAGGTAACACAAACGTGAAAATCCTTGTTGATGAAAAAGATGTTGATTTAACTTTTTGATATAAAAGGATTTGTATCGGCGCATGTCCACGCAGTGACCACATTTTCGAGTTATAGATAACACAAAGCCCGTTTTCACGGGCTTTGTGTTATCTGTGATTGTGGCTTAGCCGCATGATTTATACTGTTTCCAGTTACAGGCTTCTTGAAGCGGTTTTAGCGTGGTTGACAGGCCGTTTAAATTGAAAGTTGCACTTACAGGGCTTTCATTATAAGGGGTTATTTTTGCATACATTTTGTTTGAGTTGGCTAGTTTTCTGATGAAGTTAATGTCATTGCCTTTATAAAAAACAGCCTTTGTATCTGTAGATACTAGCCAGTTTCGCTCAACTGCTTTCTGTTTATCAAGGCGATACAGCATGCTGGTTTGTTCAAGGCCTAAATATACATCCCAATTAAGAAATACTTCGGTTTTCTTTTCTCGGCAAGCTATAAACAGAGTAGGGGTAACCGCTTCTCCAAATGGAGTTCTTATATAATCATCACTTTCTAACGATAAAATTACATTTTTCGAATCATCAATTGGCGATGTAGTAATGGATGTGTGCCATTTTCCTGTGTCTGTGGCTTTCTCTAATTTTGATTTAGATTGCGCAACTTTTTCCTGTGGAAATGGTTTATCGTAGCAGTTTACTCTAGTTTCTTTATCGTTTTCTGCTCGGCATTTAGATATCTCAGAAAGATTTGGTTGCTGAGCCTCTGTTGTTACTAGCTGTTTCGCTTTAGATTTTGAGCTTACAGGCGGAGTAAATGTTGGAGAAAAAAACGGTCATAACAAGATAAACGTCTGTCATCATCTTTCTCATCAGGGCATTGATCTCTGCTTTCGAATTTTTCAGCAACTGTCGTTCGAGTCGGTTGTATTGACTTATCATAACAAGAAAGTCTTTCTTTATTATTTTCTATTGCTCGGCACTGGAGTGATGACTTAAAGTTATTATGCTCAGTTGCTGCGTGAGCAGGTAGCACACTAATTGATATAAATGATGCACCTATAGAAATAATCATATTTTTCATTTTGTTATCCCTTTGGTTTAGTAAGAAATACTAAATTTCCGATAATGATATTGCAAATAACCCATAAGCCTCCAATAGCAATTAAACCTAAGCCCGTACCAATAACTGTACCGGCTTTTTCGGCATCGGATGTGGCGTTGTTTATTATTTCACCCACCTCTCTTAGCCCAACACAAATCGTGTAGATTATAAAAATATTAAATAATATGAAAAAATACTTAATGAGTTCTCCAAAAAATGAACGTTTAAGTTTTTTCAGTTGTTTGCCACAAGCAGGGCAAGACAATACTGAATCGATCACCTCTTTCTGGCATTCAGGACATTTGATTAATGCCATATAATCTGCCTCCTTTGGCTCTCTACTAGCTGACGTTTGTAACAAAACATTTTGATTTTATCAGACTTTTTATTGATATGTGTCAATTGATTAGCTGGTATAGAGTGAGACAGGATGCCTTATCGACCTTACTCTGGCAACTGATTGACGGGGGATTGCTCCCCCGTCGCGGTTTCCTTACTGCTTACACTGTAAGAACGCCGCAAACTCCGCTCCCCAGAAACTCATCCGTATTTCACACAGCGAACCGTGCAGCATCCAGATGATGAGGATTGCCGTCACGCAGAACGTGATGGCCGTAAGCGATTTTTGCGACATAGCACTTGCTCCTTTTCCGGAGAGGCGCTAACCTTTCACTTGTCAAGGTAATGCGGTTAGGGCCTCGGTTAAACAGATATGTTTTCCGGGGCCTTTCCACATCCGGCCTTCGGGTATTCCCTCCGACCATCAGCCGAAAGGCACCCGCACGTAATCTATCGCTTTTTTGTTACTCCGGCAATTCTGCCTGTTAATTCTGAGGTAAAGGCAAACTCATCTGATTGTTTCCCCTGTGTGAAGCTGGCAGCTCATGCCACGGGATACCTTCTGATGAGTGAACGCCGGAGGCGTGTTTCGATGTGAATTTATGGAAAGCTTCCAGTGTTGAGAAGCATACGCCGCATTCCAGATTGTTACACTGGTAATACTTTTGCCGCACGGTGTTTGAATCATTTTCCGGACGACTGGTGCGGATACGGGCAGATGCGCCACAAAGCGGACAACGGAACATAGCTACCTCCCTTAACGTGGTGCTGCCGCTATTCTAAGTTGCTCACTCTGTTTCCGCTATCCATTCCGGGATTTTTGCCTCAAGCTCAAGCTGCGTGGTAAAGCCGCTGTTATCAATGGTGTGCCCGGCTTTTGCAATAATCCAGTCCTGATTATCAATCTCGCTTTTAAATCCTGTTACCGTGCCATGCATTTCGGGGTAGAGTTCTGCACGTCCACGCGCCAGCGTGATGGAGAATGATGCGGCTCCGCGTTGTAGTTGCTGCCACTTTGCCGCCGCTGCGCGTCTTGCTGCCTGCTCGTTCTGATAAGTCTTGCGTAACACAAACACATTGCCTTCCGCGCCTTCCATATAATCACCTTCACGGCTGCTGCTTTTCTCCTTTTTGGGTTTTGGCGGTTTACGGCGTTTCACGCTGACTTTTTTCTTTTTCCCGTAATTAAGATCAAGCCAGTAGGCGCGTACCCCCGTATACGCCTCGCGGTCAGCAATGCGGAACTGATGGCGATCGCCGCTGCTGCGTGTAATGGCGAACGAGGGCAACGGCTGGCCCTGTGCGTTCACGCCACCACCTGGCATGATGAATAACAGATTGCCGCTTTTTACCGTGGTGATTGCACCCAGCATTTCCGCCATGCGCGTAAGGAAGGACATGTCGCTTTCTTCGGTCTGGTCGGCGTGGTCGATTTCGATATCCATCAGCATTTCGCTGATTTGCGGTTTCAGACCATACCGATGAGCGATGGCGGATACCACACGCTCAACGGTCACATCATGCCAGGACACCTCACGTTTAACGTTAAATTCATCCCGAAAATCTGCGCTTCTGGCTGAAACAGTCAGCCTGTCCGGCGGTCCTTCGTGAGCGATTTCATCAACAATGTAAGTGCCTTTTTCTGTCAGCGGTTCTCCCTTCCAGCCAATGAGAACCGTCAGGCGCGCGCCCCGTGGCGGTAGCTGCAACTGACCATCCGCATCATCCAGCGTGATGGTGAGCTGGTCCGCCTCAAATCCCCGGTTGTCGGTCAGTGACAGGCTCATCAGGCGCTCTGCCACGCCTGACAGCGTTTTACCCTCCGCGAGAATATCAAAATCCGGCATTTTTACGGGGTCTGTGCCCTGACTGAGCAATTGCATGGTGGTGTCGGTCATCTGCTCCCTCCCTGTGCGGCATGGTCGCATGTGCGTGCGGAGGGGGTTACTGCTTTTTGTTGTCGCCGTGGCGAGAGAACGGCGCAGGGGTGAGATTACGCGCGTGGTGGGTGATGATTGTTGCCGAATCATTTAACGGATACAAGGGGCTGAAGCTATGAGTGAAACTCGTTTTCATGGTGCCCGTGTTACGGAAAATACCGACCTGGTAACAGCGATTAACGATGTTGATTCCAGCGTTATCGGTATCGTGGCAACGGCGGATGATGCGGACGCGAAGCTGTTCCCGCTGAACAAGCCCACACTGCTGACCCGCGTCAATGACGTGCTGGGAAAATGCGGGACAACGGGGACGCTTTATCGTGCGCTTAAGGCCATCGCAGACCAGGTGAGTACAAAGGTGATCGTCGTTCGCGTGGCTGAACACAAAGAAGAAGACGGAAAAACGCAGGATCAACTGGTTATCGGTGGTTCTGAATCTGACGGCAGCTATACGGGGATGTATGCGCTGCTTGTTGCAGAGCAGGATGAAAGCATCGGATACCGTCCGCGTATTCTGGCCGCGCCGGAGCTGGACACGGAGGCGGTAACAAAATCCCTGTGCGTGATTGCGGGTAAACTGCGCGCGTTTGTGTATGCCTCATGTCACGGCTGTAACACGATGGCTGAGGCGATTACCTACCGCCAGAAATTCAACGAACGTGAGGTGATGCTCTTATGGCCGGACTTCATCGCCTACAACCCGAAAAGTGGCAAAAACGAAACGTTCCCCGCGCCTGCCTATGCGTGCGGCCTTCGTGCGTACATTGACCATGAGCAGGGCTGGCACAAATCGCTGTCCAACGTTCCGGTTAAAAATGTGCTGGGGATGTCCAGGCATGTGTTCTGGTCGTTGCAGGCCGAAGACAGTGATGCCAACAGCCTCAACAACAAAGAAATCACGACCATTATTCGTCGCAACGGGTTCCGCTTCTGGGGCAACCGCACACCGGAAACGAACGCCTACATCTTTGAGGTGTATACCCGAACCGCACAGGTGCTGGCTGATTCAATTGCGGAAGCGCAGTTTGAAACCATCGATAGTCCACTGACGCCTGCGAACGTGAAGGATGTTATCAGTGCCATCAGGGCAAAACTGGATTCACTGGTTACTGCCGGGAAACTGATTGGGGCGTCGTGCTGGTATGACGTGGTGGATAACAGCACCACGGATTTACGTCAGGGGCGTGTGCGTATTCGCTACAAATATACGCCCGTTCCTCCGCTGGAAGACATGGAGCTTTACCAGTCGTTTACTGATGAATTCTTTGGTCCCGCATTTGCGGTGCTGGGAGGTGCCTGATGGCTGTACCAAAACATCTTCGCTTTTTTACGCTGTTTGTGGATGGTGAAAACGAAGTGGGTAAGGTGACGTCCGTCACCCTGCCTAAACTGACGCGCAAAACCGACAGCTACCGGGGTGGTGGCATGATGGGTGCGGTAAGTATTGATCTCGGTCTGGACGACTCCGCGCTTGATGCGAGCTTTGTCATGGGGGGCGCAGTTCGTGAGCTGTTCCTTAAGTATGGCGGCACGATTGACGGCACGCTACTGCGTTTTGCGGGTGAATACTACACCGATGCAGAAAGCGACCTGTATGAAGTCGAAATGCGCGGACGCGTGACGGAAATTGATATGGGGGAAGCCAAACAGGGCGAAGCCACATCACACACTTACGCCATTAAAAACACCTACTACAAGCTGAGTGTTAACGATCGTCCGTTGTGGGAGATTGACCTGCTGAACTTCATTTACCGGAAGGACGGCAAGGACATTGTGCCCGATCGCATCCGTTCCGCGCTTGGGCTTGGCTGATAAGTAATATGCAGGCGGCGCAGTGCGTCGCCTCTGACTGAAAGGAGTTTCCTGATGAAAGAGACGAAAAACATCGATACCGAAAACACGGTAGTTGCTGACACTGTGAAAGAAACCAGTGAGCGTGGCGTAAAACTTACCCAACCAATTGAGCGAGGCGGCGAAAAAATCACGTATGTGGAGATCACCGGGGCTATTGAGCAGGCTGGATCTCTGCGAGATTTGTCGCTGTCTGATGTGCTGAATCTGAAAGCGGAATCCATGTTTACGCTGCTGTCACGAGTGACATCACCGCGACTGGATGAAGTGACGATCAAAAAAATGGCATCCCGTGACTTTATTCAGTTATGTGTGGTTGCCGTAAATTTTTTGAGCGGTGCGGACTCTGGCGGGAAGAACGAACAGGCGACGGAAGCCTGATCACGGTTGTGTGCTTTGAGCACATAGAAGACTTTGTGGCAGATATTGCCGTTATTTTTAACTGGTCGCCCGCCGAAATCTTCATGATGACGCCCGGCGAAGTGGTTAGCTGGCGTGAGCGGGCGGCACTTCGCAGCGGGAATGCAGACAATGAAGACTCTTGATATCCGGGTCGCTTTCAGCGCCGTTGACAGGCTGACCCAGCCTGCCGAAAACGCCCGCCGCCTGATGGGGCAGTTTGGTGACTCCATCCAGCGAACGCAGGGGGCGATCAAAAATCTCGAGCGTCAGGCGCGTTCATTTGAGCGCGCCCGCGACGCTGTCAGTAAAGCGGATGCGGGTATCGTGAAAGCACGACGCCAGCTTAACGCCCTTAATCAGTTACAACGCACGGGTACAGTGCTCAGCGAAAAACAACAAAAGCTGATGCAGCAGTTAAGCACCCGGCTTGAACGCCTGAATGAATCGCGCACGCGGGAAATTCAGAAAATGCGGGAGCTTGGCGGAGAGCTGAAACGCCACGGCATTTCCCTGACAGGCAGCGATAACACCATCCAGCAGGCCATCAGACGCACCGAACAGTACAACAATCAGCTTGAACGCGAACGGCAGGCGCTTGCGCGTGTAACGCGGGCGCGTGAGCGGTATTCGCGCGCGCAGGAAACAGCGGGAAAACTGAAAACAGGTGGTGCACTGGCAATTGGTGCGGCAGCGGCGGGCGGCTATGCTGCCGGGCGTTTTTTGCAGCCTGCGATCGGGTTCGGCAAAGAGATGTCCCGCGTTCAGGCACTGACGCGAATCGACCAGAACAGCCCGCAGTTTAAGGCGCTGCGTGAGCAGGCGTTAAAACTTGGCTCTGAAACGCAGTTCACCGCAGGCGATGCCGCCAGTGGACAGGCATTTCTTGCAATGGCTGGCTTCACTCCGCAGGCCATTCAGGCTGCGCTTCCCGGCGTGCTGAGCATGGCAACGGCTGGCGGTATGGATCTCGGCGAGACGGCAGATATTGGCTCAAATATCCTGACGCAGTTCGGCCTTTCTGCTGACCAGATGGACCGGGTCGGTGACACACTCACCGCAGCGTTTACCCGTACCAACACTGACCTTCGCGCACTGGGCGAAACCATGAAATATGCAGGTCCGGTGGCGGGTAAGCTGGGAATATCGCTGGAGCAGACCGCAGCGATGGCGGGCGTGCTGGCGAATATGGGCATCAGAGGGAGTGATGCCGGGACGGCAATGCGTGCCAGCCTGGCTCGTCTGGCATCACCGCCAAAGGCGGCGGCAGAAGCTCTGAAAGAGCTGGGCGTGTCCGTTTCGGATGCCGGGGGCAAAATGCGCCCGATGGAAGATCTGCTGGCTGACCTTTATAAAGCTACCCGCAAATACGGGGAAGTTGACCGGGTATCCTTCTTTAAGGATATCGCCGGGGAAGAGGCTTTCACATCGTTTATGGCACTCGTTGATGCGGCGGGTGACGGTTCCTTACCCAAACTGAGAAAAGAACTTGAGGGCGCACGCGGTGAGGCTGAACGCACGGCAAAGGTTATGGCCGACAACCTTGATGGCGACCTGAAAAATCTCGACAGCGCATGGGAAGGTCTTCGTATTCGCATCAGTGATCTGGTTGACGGTCCGCTGCGTTCTGTCACGCAGTGGCTAACACGGGTGGTCTCAAAGGTGACGGTACTGGCGCAGGCCCATCCTGTACTGACGCGCCAGCTACTGATTGCAGGCGGTGCGCTGCTGGCAGTGACTGCAACCGTAGGCTCGTTGTCGCTTGCTCTTGGTGTGCTTGCTGGCCCGCTGGCAAAACTGCGTCTTGGTTTTTCCCTCCTGACCGGATCAATGAATGCTGTCAGGCTCCTGCCAGCACTATGGGGAATGGTGACGGGTTCCGTTTCTTTGCTGGGAGGTGCTATCGGGGCGCTGTTCAGTCCGGTTGGTCTTATCGTGGCTGCGCTTGCCGGAGCTGCCGTTCTTATCTGGAAATACTGGGATCCCATCAGGGCATTTTTTGCCGGGGTGTTCAGCGGGATTATGGAAAGGCTGACCCCGTTGCGCGAAACTTTTGAACGGTTTGGTCCTGTTTTTGACGCAATCGGAAGCGGGATCAGCCAGGTGTTTAACTGGTTTAAATCGCTACTGTCACCGATGGAGTCCAGCAAGGAAACGCTGGATAAATGTACCAGTGCTGGCGAGATATTCGGTAACGTTCTTGGCGGTGCGTTACAACTTGTTCTGACACCTGCAAAAATGCTACTGGATACGCTGGCGTGGATACTTGAAAAACTTGGCGTCCTTCCGGATGAAGCGGAAAGGGCGCGCAAGAAAATCGAAGACGCACAGCGTGCGGCCATTCTTCAGGACAAGGTAGCCTTACTTCAGGGGGACCTGGCGAAAATCAATCCGCCGAAGCCTGTGGAAAATGGCAATGGCACCGGAGGTGATAAACCCAAAGACAACAAACCGCTCACAGACAGCAATACCGGGACGCTACGCAGACTCAGCAAAATTGCTGATAACACAGGTAAGCTGGTTGATGAGACGAAAAAACGCATTGGCCCCGGCGATATTGTCTTTAAGAACCTGCCCCGCGCACTTGCTGTTCGTGGGGAGTGGCAGGAGCGGAAGATTACACAGGTCAGTAAGCCTGCCCCCGCAATTAATATCACCCCCGTGGTTCCGGCTCCGCTGCCTCCGGCGCTGGTCCCTGTTGTTGCGGCCAGCTCTCACCCGGTGGCGGAGGCCATACGATCGCCAGTGGCATCAGTTCCTGCAACTTCCCGTAACCGGGAGCCTGTTGCCTCCGGATTTGGTGGTGAAATTCATGTTCATCTGCATAACGTTGTTACGCAGAATCCCCGCGAACTGGCGAAACTGGTCGGTGAAATGGTCAGGGCAGAAATGGAACGGCGTGCCCATGCCGGGCGTGGCAGTTTTTACGATAAAGATTGAGGAGTCATGGCCATGATGATGATCTACGGCATGTTTGTTTTTGAGCTGCGCACGCTGCCGCATCAGCAGTTACAGCAAAACAAAAGCTGGCGGCATGTGAAAAATGAACGCGTTAACCGTTCAGCAAGCTGGCAGTATATCGGTGCAGGTGATGATCGCATCGTTCTTTCTGGTGTGCTTTATCCTGAAATTACAGGTGGCGAAGTGTCGCTGTCGCTGCTGACCACGCAGGCGTATACAGGACGCCCCTGGCCTCTTATTGATGGCGTCGGGCAGATTTACGGCATGTATGTCCTGACCGAAACGAATACGACCCGTTCCGAGTTTGATCGCTACGGTAAGGCGAAAAAGATAGAATTTTCACTGACCCTTGAACGCTGTGATGAGGATTTGCGGGAGCGCCTGCAATCCTCATCGTTCAGCGATATTCTGTCCGGCTTCAAAGATAAAGTGACATCATCCCTTAACAGCGCGGCCAGTTCAGTTAAAGGGCTGTTCTGATTTAATGCTGGCCACTCATACCCTCATACCTGGTAATAAGTGGCCAGTCTTAACACTCACCATTTGATTGCACCTGTGTTAACGATTTGTTACTGGGTATCAGACACGCTGGATAGCCAGTAGAAACATACCATTAAAATTATTACAATAATTGGTCACATGATTATCTTATGCTGAATAATAGAGATATGAATATTAATGAACTTAAAGACTGTATTCACTATGAAGTAATCGGTAGCGAGCGTCCTTTCTCCTGGCGAAAGGCAATTGTTCGCGCAATAAAACATAGAAGACTTCGTTATTTATTTTGGTGGCGCATAGCCAAATACCTTTTTGATAAAGGCGGATACTGTCGGAAGATTGCGGGGAAAATAGAACGTTTCATTCTTGATAAATATAATGTAACAGTCCCTTTAACTGTAAATATAGGGAAAGGTTTTGATATTTCTTATCTCAACAGTGTTGTTATCGGTCACAAAGTAACAATCGGTGAAAATTGTTCAATAAAACCGGGGGTAACTATTGGGCTACGTGGTGATTTTAATGATATGGATATTGTTATAGGACATAATGTGACCATTGGTTGTAATGCCACCATTCTTGGTGGCAAAGTGCGTATAGGAAACAATGTCACAATAGGTGCTCATGCATTGGTATTGCATGATATTCCTGATGATTCAACATTCATCACTAAATTTCAGTCTGAAGTTATCTGCTCGTCCTCCCGCACATAACCCTGATTCATCAGCTCTGGCCATACGATATCCGGAGCTGTACTGGTGTCAATTCTACTCACTAATACTCTGTATTTTCTCCAGGAATCCAGTTGTGAATTTTCCTCGTTTGTTGCTATTTCAAGATTAACTGCATCCTGCAGGATTGCGATGTTATCTGTTGCCTCCTGGATCAACCTTGCCTTTTTCTCTTCCGCTTCCCGTATCCGAAACAGTTTTTCTGCTTCCTCATCCTTCACCCAGGATACGCCGTCCCACTTCTGATATTCCCCTGCTGGCGACAACCAGGTGACATTCTCTGGTAGCGGTCCGGGTTCAGAAATAAACAACGCGTCCCCCGATGCCACGTCATAGACCGTTTTACCACGATGGTCTTCAACAATATTCCACGATTCATTTTCACTGTTAAAAACTGCCACAAAGCCAGCAGGAATTTCCGGTGGGGCGATATCTGTAGAATTAGCTGGCAGCCCTGTATGAGGTGGAATATATGCGTCACCTTCACCAATAAACTCATTAGTTCCGGCCAGCAGGTTATAAATTTTTACAGTGCGTGATTGTTCACTCATTCTGAATGCCATTATGCAAGCCTCACAATATAATTAAATGCGATGTTTTTAACGGTGTTTTCCGCGTTACCAGCAGCGTTAACGGTGATGGTATGTCCATGTGAACCAATCGCAACAGAGTGCGTATGAGCGCCAATACCAACAGTGTGTGCATGTGCCCCAGCACTTGTAGCGGTGCCTGATACTGAGTGGGTATGTGCGCCAGAAGAAGGCACAGTTCCATTCCCTACCACCGTGCCACTTGATGCACCATCCAGCCAGTCGAAATTCATACCGCCACTGTTTGGTCTCCTTAATGGCACGGTATGAGTATGTGCGCCAGCACTATTTGCAGTACCAGATACATTGTGGGTATGTGCACCTGTGTTATTCGTTGATTTAGTACCGTAATCAAACGAAGATGTGGTTTTCGTACCCAAATCCGTATTGGATGCGCTGGCGCTGTGGGTGTGCGATTTAATGCCATCCTGTTCCAGAGACAATACGTCCCGACCACTGGCGGGTTTGCCCTTGATTGTCCAGCCACGCATATCGGGGAGTACACCAGAGGGATAAGCTGCTGCAAGCAGGGGATAGGTTGTTTTATCAAAAGTCTGCCCCTGCATAACGGCATAGCCTGTAGGCACTGAATCAGAAGGCCACGGAATCGCCGCACCTACAGGAAATGAATCCTGCGGCGTCCATGCTGTCCAGTCACCCGTTGAGTACTGGCTGCGGGTATAGCTTCTGGATGTGTTATACACATAGTAAATCTGTGTTATCCCGGCATTTTTAAGCACAACCAGTGTACCGGCAAGATTCTCTGGGTATTTCAGCGCTGCACTTGTATAGGCATTCAGGGGTTGATGGTACAGCCCCGGCGTTTTGTAATTATCCAGATTCTGGTTTGCACCAATATTAATACTCTGACCGTTAAAAATATCCTGTGATGTAACATTGACATCATTGGTCAGTGGTTTGCCATTAACCTTACGTCCAGAGGGCACACGCCCGTTTGCATTGTCATTAGCAGCTTTAACCGCTTTCGGGGTCGCGGCAAGCGTTTCAGACGTGCTGTTGGTTGCACTACTGAGCTGGACAAGACCTTTTCGCGCTGTGGTAGCGTCCTGTGCGGTATATTTCCCGTTAGCAAGGTCATATGCTGCCTTTACCGCCTTTGGCGTTGCCGCCAGCGTTTCAGATGTGCTGTTGGTCGCGTTGCTAAGCTGAACTATCCCTTTCTGTGCTGTCGTTGCATCCTGTGCGGTGTATTTCCCGTTAGCCAGCTCATACGCGGCCTTAACGGCTTTTGGCGTTGCCGCCAGTGACTCGGAAGTGCTGTTAGTCGCACTGCTGAGCTGGATAAGACCTTTTCGCGCTGTGGTAGCGTCCTGTGCGGTATATTTCCCGTTAGCAAGGTCATATGCTGCCTTTACCGCCTTTGGCGTTGCCGCCAGCGTTTCAGATGTGCTGTTGGTCGCGTTGCTAAGCTGAACTATCCCTTTCTGTGCTGTCGTTGCATCCTGTGCGGTGTATTTCCCGTTAGCCAGCTCATACGCGGCCTTAACGGCTTTTGGCGTTGCCGCCAGTGACTCGGAAGTGCTGTTAGTCGCACTGCTGAGCTGGATAAGACCTTTTCGCGCTGTGGTAGCGTCCTGTGCGGTATATTTCCCGTTAGCAAGGTCATATGCTGCCTTTACCGCCTTTGGTGTTGCCGCCAGCGTTTCAGAATCGCTGTTGGTGGCGCTACTGAGCTGGACAAGGCCTTTTCGCGTTGTGCTGGCATCCTGCGCAGTATATTTCCCGTTAGCAAGGTCATACGCGGCCTTTACTGCTTTCGGCGTTGCAGCTTGTGTTTCAGACACGCTGTTAGTGGCGCTACTGAGTTGAACAAAGCCTTTTGCGGTCAGCGAGGCATCCGGGTGACGTCGTGACTGTTCATGCTCTTTCAGTTTGTTATCCACGTAATCCACTGTGGCCATCACCATGGTGTTATCCACGGTAAGCGCCACAGTGGCAGTGCTGGATACGGTCAGAATGGTGCGAAATGTTTGTGCACGACCGGACCCTTCGGCAACGGCTGGCTTGTAACTTTCGGCAGTATTGCCCACCGCGATTAAATCGCCGTGCTCATCAAACACACCAATTTCCCGGATCCAGAATCCGCCCGTTTCTGGAGGAATAACCAGCTCCGCAATAATGCGATTCTGATGTGTTGCGTCCAGGATGACGCGATTAACAGTATGTCGCCACACCTCATGCACCAGACGGGTCTGCTTACTGTCTGGTGTGGGCAACGTGCCGCCACCGTCGCCCACGGCCATATGAGTCAGGCGGACAGGCTTACCATCTGGCGCGGCTGCCTGAGCTAATTTTTTTGCACCCGTATCGGTGATAACGGTTTTAAATTTTCGTGTTGTGGTACTCATGCTTAATCGCCTGGATAAATGGTGATAACTTCACCGTCATAAGTTGCCGCCGCTGCGAAAATATCCCCCGGAATTTCCTGAATGATATTCAGCCCTGTCATGTGGCGGCTGACCGGGCGGGCATCAGCAATCAACCGCTCCATTTCCAGATACATTTCCTCCGTCACGCCACTGTCCAGCGTGCCGACTTCAACGGTAAATGTTCCCGGTTCTCCGCCGAATTCCCACCACTCAGACACGCGAATGAGGTATCCCAGCGGCTCAATGGCCCGGCGCAGTGCGCTGATGGTCCCTTTGTGTCGGTGTATCAGCCATGCATCACGAATAACCTGTCGCTTTGTCTCTTCCGGCCAGTTGCGATCCCAGCGGTCAACGGAAAATGCCCAGGCGAGATAAGGCAGCAGGTGCACCGGGCAGGTGTCCGGGGACCACAGTGTGTTGAGGTCTACCGGGATGTCTGTAATGCGTGTTCCGACGGCTTCTGCACAACGCATGAAATTGCTGGCTGATGGGGGTAACAACGAATTACTCATTACGCCCACCTTCGCTGATGGTGAACGACTCACAGCGCGCCGCCTGTATGTCGCTGATGGCCATATTCTGTGTGGGTTCGATTATCTCCACGCGTTGCACACCGTGCACATGCAGTGCGGCAGCAATGGCGGACAACGCCACGTCCTGACCGATAAGCCCCTGCTCAGCCAGCCACTTCCTGAACGACGATTCCGCCGCAGCCAGAATAGGTTCGGATTCCGGGCCGGGGTAAAAGTACAGTTTTGCATTCAGCCGCCATGTCACGATTCTGGCACTCTGTACGGTCAGGCGGTCGGCCACCGGACGGGTATCCTCTGCATTCAGAACGGCGCGAACGGTATTAAGCAACGCCTCCGTTGCTGTGCGGTCGCCTTCAGTGGACAGGATGGAAACCGTCACATTTGCCGGAGACGGGCTGATGGCCCGCGCATCACGCACCAGACCGCTGGCGCTGCGGGCAAAATACTCGTATGCACCTGACGGGCCAGCAACACTCAGGCCGTCGTACGCCCGCTGCGCCCGCAGTCTCAGTGAGGTGTCACTCTCCATCACCGCGTCGGTGGTATCCGTTGCCGGAGTGATGGTCAGGCGCTTTGTGTTCATATTGCCCGCGAGGTTGTCCAGGTCTGTCCCGGCGCTGTGGCTTAACATGCAGGCGCGAGCCCCCTCATTGACCCGCTGGCGTAACAGCATTTCACGAAACGACATGGTTTGAGCGATAACGTTAAGGGGTTCCGATTCCAGCTCCAGCGCGGCGGAAACGGCTTCACGCTGTTCGGCGGGATAAGCCGCAATCATCATGGCCTTTGTGTCAGCCAGAATTGCCTCAAAATCAGGCTCCGCGATGATGGCGGGTTCCGGTAACTGGGAAAGGTCAACAGCAGGCATGATTTACTCCCTCAGCGTGATGGTTAACTCAACATTCTGCATGGTCTGCATGACAGTGCCCGACAGCATCACCCCTGCGCGGCCTCCCGCTTTCCAGACAACGTCGATGGCATCCAGGGCAATGCGGGGTTCCCATCGTGTCAGCGCAATCACGGCAGCACTCATGCATTGCAGACGCGTGGTGTTATTCATGGGTTCGTCAATCAAATCAGGCACAAGGCTGCCATATTCCCGTCGCATAACCCGGCTTGCCAGCGGGGTGGTCAGGATGTCCCTGACTGACTGTTTCAGGTGCTCCATATCGTTCAGGTTTCCCGTCCCGTCCGGATTCATTCCTGTGTAGCGGGTTGTCACTGCGGGCCTCCTGTCGAATCGCTGCCGCCTTTCACGCCACCGTGTTTATGCGTATGCACTGTGATGCCGTTTGAGGTGAAATCGCCGCCGCTGTGCGTGATATTGCCGCTCATCTTTCCCCCTTTTGTGACGTCAAGCGTCGCTGTTCTCAGAAGGTTTGTGCATTCCACGACGGGCGTATCCAGTTTCACGCTGACGGATGCCTGTAAAGTGGCCGTTTTCATGCCGCTGGCGCTCAGTGCGCCTGCGTCCGCGTCGTAGCGGAACACCGCGCCGTCCGGCGCGCTGATCACGATTTCTTTCAGGCTTTTGCCGGGTGCCGGATTGGCATCACTCCACAGGCTGCCAATTATCATGGCGGTTTCCGGGTTGCCGCCAATGCAGGCAATTACCACCTGTTCGCCGGGTGATGGCGGCAGCCACACGTTGAAGGCTCCTGCGCGCGTGGTGTTCCAGCGTAACCAGCCTGTTTCCAGTTCGCCGCTGCGAACGCGCACGCACCAGGACTTCTCATCAACTTCAGAGATGATCCCGGTGCGGATGATGTTGCTCAGCAGTCGCATGAGTTCTGCGCTCACTGTACAGCCTCCGCAATCCGGCCCAGCACCGTGTTATAAATCAGGCGCTCATCTGCCTGGCTGATACCCAGCAGCTCACGTACCGGGTAATCGGTGAAAATGCCCGGCGCAACCTGATCGCGCTCACCGAACTGATGAACGCGTGCAATACGTGCGGCCACGCCGCTGTAACCCACCGTCACACCGGAAGCATCTGCACGGGCTTTCAGGTAGCGGGCGGTGCGCAGTTTTACGAACATGGGGACGCGCCTGGTGCTGTCCTGGTCGATGCGCCGGGTGCGTATTTCCAGAAAGCGGTCGATGTCATCCCGGTAAAACGTGCGGATGCTGTTTTTATCCTCATCCCACCCGGTGATGGTTCGCCCGTATTTCCCCGTGTCGTGATGCCAGTTTTTCAGCGTGCGTGCTTCGTTATTCCAGATAAAACGAATGCGCTCCTGTATCCGGGTTACGCGGCGTCTGCGTGGTGTCCACGCGGTCCCGTCCGGCGCTTTCTGTGACCGGATACGCGCCTGCTGGGCGCGACGTAAATCCTGTGCCAGCTTTCTGGCGATGTTATTGATGGCCTGCTGATTCAGGCTGTCGCGAATGGCCTCAAAGGTTTCATCCACGCGGGTGAATGCCTTATCCATCGCTTTCACCCCACGTCACATCCTGGAATACATGCGACCAGTCGCCTGCGGAAGATGGCAGGCGGGGTTTTGGCTCCGGCAGGTGTTCTGCCTGCGGTGTGCCCTGACTGCTGCGCGTGATGCGAACGCGTTCCCGCAAGGGGAGCGTAAACAGGAGATCGGCGCTGTCATCGTCATTGATAACGGCGGAAAATTTGATGTCCTGATTACGCTCCGGATTGAGCAACAACTGTGGCTGATTTTCGGATAACCACGCCAGTAGCGGCAGCGTGAGGTCGTCCAGCTCCCCGGCGTAATCCATGACAAACATCACCATCTGATAGCGGTAAACAAACGAGGGCGTTTCTCCGGTCGTTTCAATGTTGCCGCTCTCCACGAAAATGGTGAATTTTTCCGGGTTAGCCTGACACCATCGGCATGAACGGGTCATGGCTTCACGCAGGGAATCAGTTTTCAGCATGGTTGTTGTCCTCGTTGTTCAGTCGTTGCAGCCTGCGCTGTTCCAGTAATTCAATGGCCCGTTTATCCGCGTTACAGGTTTCCAGTGCATCCAGAAGGCGGTCGCCCCATATACCGAGATTTCCCCATGTGGGAGTGTCAGGGAAGGGGGGAGGCGTTACCGGTATGGTCAGCGTCTGCGGTATAAGCCGGACTGACGGCGCTGGCAGTGGCGCGTTCTGCGTGCCTGCGCAGCCTGTCAGTAAAACGAGCGTCAGGCAAAGCGTGGGCGCATTCATCTTTTGCAATATCGTTGCGTAGCTGTTCACGTCTGGCCTCTCCGTCCTGATTGCGTTGCTGATTTTCCACGCGGAGTTGCGCCAGCACCTGCTGCATATCCTGTACCCCGGCGCTGATGATATTCAGGGTGTCGGCGGTACTTTTCAGGGCGCTGGCCTGCGCTTCGTTTCTGGCGTTCTCCCGGCCCAGCGACCACGACAGACGCATGGATGTTCCCCATGCGGCAATCAGAAGGAAAGCAACACCCAGCGTGGGCCAGAGCTTCATGCCGGATAGACTCCGTGTGGTAACTGAAAATGCGGTCCGTCTTTCAGGGTCTTCCAGTCGCCGCCCCATTCCACCGGAATATTCAGTTCCCGGCTGGCCTGTCTGAATGCTGCTGCGATTTTTTCGTACAGCGGCCATTCCCATGACACCTGGCTGCCGATATAAGCCACAACATCCACAGCATGTCCCGTAAGGTGGCGGCTGTTCATGGTCTGGCTCTTATCTGTGGCCACCAGTTGCTTCTGGCGGTAACGGCTGCGCAACCCTTCGGTGATACCAAAATCCACTTCCGAAATTTCCAGTGCCCGTCGGGTCACTTTCACCAGATCAGGGTTTACGCCCTGCAAATTCTTTTCGCTCCGGCTGCTGAATTTAAATGTGTTGCTCATTCGTCCTTCTCCTTCACCCTGCGATTAAAGGCCGCAATAACCTTGTCGCGTGCTTTCTCTGCCCCCATAAAACCGATTGATGCGCCGATAAACGTCACGGCATCTTCAGGAAACCCGAAGAAGCGCAACGACCCGGCCACGGCCATGGCAAGAACGCCGCACGCCAGCGATCCCGTTACGGTCTGAACCAGTGTTCGTCCGTCATAAAGACTCATCAGCGCGGAAATGCTGACCGCCGCGCCTACTGCATACACCGTTGGCAGGTGGTCAAAGAGCCACGCAATAACCTGCTCTGTGATCCCTGTTTGAATGGTGCTCACTGCTACTCCCCCCACAACTGAATCATTTCTCGTTTCTTCTTCTCCGGCTCTGGCATCTCCACGTCCTGCCCGGCGTCCAGAAATACCTGCTGGCAGAGTCCGGGGTTGGCATCCAGCACCTTTTCGGTGACGCCCTGCGTCGTGCCGTAGTACCGGAAACAGAGCGAATCCACGGTGTCGCCTTCCAGTGCCTTTACTTTCATCAGCACAACTCCGCAAAGATTCGCGGGCGGCACAGAATGTCAGAGATGGCCCAGCTCACATCACGCCACAAATCCGATGTCTGTATATCCAGTGCGTCCGCCCTGCGGTCGCCCTTGTCCGTTGTGTCCGCATCGCGGTAACGCTCCAGAATCAGGGCGCGTGTGGCGGTATAAACAGCATTGCGCCAGTGCCAGAGATTGACGCTTTCTCCGTTAATTACGGGTGCCGGAACATCGGCCAGCGTCAGATGGCCAGCCGCCTGCTGTTCCTGCTGCCACGCTTCCAGCTCGCGGGTAACGTGTGCCACTGCCCCGGTGGCGGTATGCAGCAGGCGGGAGGTGGTCACACGGCCCGGCAGTCGTATCGCCAGACGCAGCTCACGCAGCACAATATCCGGCCAGAATGCACCCGCTGAAATACGGGTATCACCATCATCGGTATCGGTGATGTCGTCCTCTGCGGGTCTTGGTTCAGTTCTGGCAACCATACTCATGGGGGTTCACTCCTGAAAAAAATCGGGCGGTGGGTGCGCGGTGTAAACGGTCACGGAGTCAAACCGGAACACCGCGCACGCCGCCCGCTGACGGGGTCAGTCGTTATACCCAGTTTTCTGATGCTCGCGTCTTCACTGAACCTGGTTTTACAAAGTCAATCGTTGGTAACTTTGCAGCGTCAATCATGGTTCTGACGGTTGATTCTTTGCGACCAATCATCTTGGCAAATAGTTGATATGGCACCGCTTCAAGTGGATATGGTGCTACCTGAATGAACCCCTCAAGCTCTGATTCGCTCATTGTGGTAATCTCCTTAATTCGTCCAAATGGCCCAAAATGGCTTATATAGGCTTATTTTGGCTATTTGAATGTTTTGTATCACATGTAACCCAATAGCATGGAGTTTAGATCACATATGATCCATAAATCAAGCCTTGGAGAAAAACTTCGCCTGATTCGAGAGGCAGAGGGATTGTCACGTAGAGAGATGGAGGAGGTGACAGGGGTATCTCAATACAATCTCAAAAATTATGAAATATTGGGAAGAATGATACCTGGAGAAACGTTACTCCTGATTTTGAATCATCCTCGTTTTCGGAAGTATTCGGATTGGGTGATGTTTAATCAAACTAATGCTGCGACGGGGCAGATTGCTCCGCCTCTCTCTCTTGATGGCTTCTTCGATTCGGAGGGCGATCAGGTTTCAACCGAAACAAACCAAAAATCACCCCGCTAAGGCCAGAAAACTGGTTAGACCTGCTCTTTGTCTGGTCTGATTATTGCTGGAAAGAGGCTGGAGAAATTGTAGGGCGGTTCATTGGAGGGCTTCGCAATGTCAATTAAGAAGCTCGAAGATGGTCGTTATTTGCTGGACATCAGGCCGAACGGACGCAAGGGAAAGCGCGTGCGTAAGGTATTTGACAAAAAATCGGTAGCGGTGGCCACTGAACGCTACATCATGGCGAACGCTGAAAAGCGGGAATATATACAGGGCTACCGTGATCGCCGAACGCTAAATGATTTGCTTGAGTTGTGGTGGATGTATCACGGTCAACACAGGCGTAAGGCGGAAGAAGACCGAAAACAACTGTGCAACATAATCAATGAGCTTGGCGCTGATATGCAGGCTGTGGATCTTGATAAGCTGAAAATTATCGCGTGGCGTTCTCAAAAGATAGCTGCTGGATTGAAACCGTCATCTGCTAACAGGTACATGAATCGGTTATCCGGAATGTTTACCGTGCTGAAAAAAATAGGTCTTTGGGATGCAGAACATCCAGTAAGGGGAATTTCTATTCTTTATGTATCTCCACGAGAAATGGCGTTCCTGTCACAGAAGGAAGTGGCGCTATTGCTCGATACACTGGAGGGCGACTACTGGCGTGTTGCGCTTTTGTGTTTAAGCACAGGGGCGCGCTGGAGTGAAGCTTGTAAGCTTCGTGGTGAACAGATAGTTCATAACCGTGTAACGTTTCTTGAAACCAAAAATGGCCGGAAGAGAACGGTGCCAATTTCACAGGCGGTTTGTGAGGCGATCAGAACCAGAGAAACAGGCAACTTGTTTGAGGTGAAGTACCGGGAATTCTGCCTGGCGCTGAAAAGGGTTAAGCCCGATTTGCCAAAAGGCCAGGCTGCGCATGTGCTGCGGCATACGTTCGCCAGCCATTTTGTGATGAACGGAGGAAACATTATTGCGCTTCAGAAGATTCTTGGCCACGCAACCATTCAGCAAACAATGGCATATGCACATTTTGCACCGGATTACCTGCAGGATGCGGTGGCCCTTAATCCGCTGAAAGGTGGCGTGAGTGTCCACGCAGTGTCCACGGGGGATTAA